AGAGAGAGCCGCATCCCCTTTCCATTTCCCCCCCTTGCCGGGCGAGATCCCCCTGAACCCCCTGAATCGGTGAGCTCGACCCGACCCCACAGCGAACGAGGCTATCGGCGCGCGAAACGGCAGACGATCGGCGCCGGCGTGCTCTGCGCCCACTGTCAGACCGAGCTCGCGACCGAGCTCGACCACTGGCCGCCGCTCGCGATGCATCGGCACCGCACCGGCACCGGCTGCTGCCGGCTGATCCCGAGCTGCCGCGACTGCAACGCCGCCTCAGGCGTCGAGGTACAGCGCGGCGACTGGCGGCCGCCCGGCGCCGAACCCGAACCGCTCGAGCGCGACGGGCTCGACGCCACCGACGAGCGGTGGCGCGTGCCGTGGCTCGAGCCGCTGCTCGACGTGCCGCCCGACGCCGTCTGGCCGCGGCTGATGACGGTTCCGCATCCGCGCGCCGTCGATTCACTCGGCGCCGAGCTCGAGGCGTACTCCTCCAAACGAGGCGGCGTCGAGTTCCGATGGTGGCAACGGCTGGCGGCCGCGCGGCTGCTCGAGGTCGACGCCGACGGCCGCCTCGTCTGGGAAGCGGTCATCTTGACGCTGGCCCGGCAGCTCGGAAAATCGCTGCTGCTGCGCGAGCTGGCGCTGTGGCGGATGCATCAGGGAGTGCGCTTCGGCGAGCCCCAAGACGTGCTGCACACCGGCAAGGATCTCGCGATCTGCAAGGAGGTTCAGCGGCCGGCGCGCGTATGGGCGAAGGGCCACCGCGGCGAATACAAGGTCCGCGAGGTGAACGGGCAGGAGGAAATTGAGCTGCTGCGCGACGGGTCGCGCTGGATGCTGCGCGCGAAGGAGGCCGTCTACGGGTACAGCGTCTCGCTCGGCGCGGCCGACGAGGCGTGGAAAGTGCGCACCGCGTCGATCGAAGAAGGGCTCACGCCGACGATGGCCGAGCGCAACCAAGCGCAGCTGCTACTCATCTCGACCGCGCACCGGATGGCCACGAGCCTGATGCTCGGGCGCCGGCAGGCGGCGCTCGTGGAGCTCGCGACCGGCAACGGTGATCTGCTGCTCGAGTGGTCAGCGCCGCGAACCTCGCAGATCGATGATCCGGCCGCGTGGCGGCGCGCGTCGCCGCACTGGACGCCGCACCGCGAACGGCTGATCACGGCGCGCCTCACGCTGGCGCGCGCCGGCGGCGATGTCGAGGATCCCGACGAGCCAGACCCGATCGAAGCGTTCCGGGCGCAATGGCTGAACCAGTGGCCGGCCCGCCAGATCCAGCCGAGCGGCGACATTGAGGCGCTGCTGCCTGACGGCTGCTGGGAAGATCTCGTTGAGGACGGCGTCTCCTCGAGCGGCCCGGTGTGGTGCGCGGTCGAGGACGATTTCGGGTTGGCCGCCGCGGTCGCCGTGGCCGGCGTCACCGCCGACGGCCGGCTCGAGCTGGACGGCTGGCTCTGCGCCGACTGGGATTCGGCCATCGAAAGCGTCGAGGCGCTTGCAACGATCCGCCCGATCCGTACGCTGTTGGTGGGCGCGTCGATGCTGGAGCGGGTACCCACGTCCGTATCGCCGCGCCCCACCGGCGCCGGCACGCGCGAGCTGAAAACCGCGCTCCCCCTGTTCCGCGACCTGGCCGTGAACGGCGCGCTCGTGCACGACGCGACCACCGGCGATATCGACGAGGCGGTGACGCGGGCCCAGGTTCGCGAATCGCTGACCGGGCTGATCCTGACCGCGCGCGGCCCAACGCATCTCACGCGGGCGCTGGTATGGGCCGTGCAAGCGGCGCACCGGCCAACGAAAACCCCTGCAATCCGGTAGCATCGGTGGCGAAATGGGCTGGCTGACTCGAGCGATCCGTCCCCCCGACGAGATCCCGAACGGCAATGACCCCGTCACCGACGGCGCGCCCGGCACCGTCGGGCCGCCCGCAGTCAATCCCGGCGACCCGAATGGCGTGGTCGTCGAGGCGGCCGGGCCGGCCGGTCCGGCGCTGCCGCGGATCGGCGCGAGCGCGTGGTCTGGCTGGCCCGCTGACTGGTGGCCGCCGGCATGGAACGGCCACGCCGAGCAGCTCACCGACACCGCGTGGACGTGCCTCGACCTGAACGCCGGCGTGCTCGCATCGATGCCGCCGTACCTGGTCGGCGCCGCGGCCGGGCTCGACGCCGGCTGGCTCGAGAACCCCGACCCGGATCTCTATGCCAGCTGGGACGAATTCGCGAAGCAGCTGTTTTGGGAGTACCAGCTCGGCGAAGCGTTCGTGCTCTGCACGGCGCGGTATGCGTCCGGCTGGCCGGCCCGGTTCCATGTCCTACCCGGCTGGCTCGTCAACGTCGAAATGCAGAGCGGCCGGCGCGCCTACCGGATCGGCTCGCAGCCAGTCAACCCGGACGATCTGCTGCACGTCCGCTACCAGTCGACCACCACCGACGCGCACGGTCATGGGCCGCTCGAGGCCGGCGCCGGCCGGCTGATCGCCGCCAACGTCCTCAGCCGCTACGCGACCGGCATCGCCGCATCCGGCGGCGTACCGAGCTCGATTCTGACCGTGGCCGAGGATCTGCGGCCCGATCAGACCGCCGACCTGCAAGCGGCGTGGATCAGCGCCCGCCAGTCGAACATCGGCGCGCCGGCGGTGCTGAGCGGCGGCGTCGAGTGGCACCCGACGCAGCTGAACCCGCGCGACATGGCGCTCGTGGAGCTGTCCGCGTGGAACGAGGCGCGGATCGCGGTCATGCTCGGCGTGCCGCCGTTCCTGGTCGGGCTGCCGTCGGGCGGCGATTCGATGACGTACTCGAACACGTCGCAGCTGTTCGATTACCACTGGCGGGCCGGGCTGCGCCCGAAAGCGCAGGCAGTCATGGGCGCACTGTCCGGCTGGCTGGTACCGCGCGGCACGATCGTCGAGGTCAACCGCGACGCGTACATCCGGCCCGGCCCATACGAGCGCGCGCAGACCGCCGAGATCCTGCACAGGATCGTCGACCCGATCACCGGCGCCGAGGCGCTGACGGTTGAGGAGATCCGCAGCGCCGAACGGCTCGACGATCGACTACCGCAGGGGGCATTCCGTGGCTGACTATCAGCAGCTCGAGATTCGCGCCGCGCAGCTCGCCGGCGTCCGCTTCGCTGACCGGATCATCGAGCTGATCGTCATGCCGTACGAGTCTGAGGCGCTCGTCCCGCATGAGGGCCGGATGATCCGCGAGGTCGTCAGCCGCGGCGCATTCGACGGTATCGAGCGGCGCGCGAACCGGATCCGCGTCAACCGTGATCATCAGCTCGAGCGCACCGTCGGCCGCGCCGTGGCGTTCCACCCGACTCGCGACGAGGGGCTCGTCGCCGAGGTACGGATCGCGCAGACGATGCTCGGCGACGAGACGCTGCAGCTGGCCGAGGAAGGGATCCTCGACGCCAGCGCCGGGATGCTGCCGATGCCGGGCGGCGACAGCTGGCACGAACGGCGCACGCTGCGCCGGCTGCACAAGGTGTGGCTCGGGCATATCGCGCTCACGCCCGACCCGGCATATGACGAGGCGCGCGTGCTGGCGGTGCGCAGCGCCGCGCCGCTGCCCGGCGTCGCCACGCCGAACCTGGACGTGGTACGCGGTTGGCAGCTGCAAGACGAATTCGCTAGGCTGCGCGTCGAGTAGCAGTCGCTACCGGATCCGTTGATGACCGCCGGCAGGCGGGCCGGATCTGTTGCGGGTGACGGCCAGACTCGAGCTCGAGAGACGTTTCCATCCCTCTCGCCCGAAAGGCACGAATCCCGCCATGGAGCATCAGACCGATGCCATGCTCGCCCGCTACGCCGGCGAGCTCGAGGAACGGCAGACGTTCATCGATCGACTGGTCGAGGGCGCGCAGCACGAACGGCGCGACCTGAAGCCCGACGAGATGGAGCTCGTCACCCGAGCCCGCGACCGCATCAAGTTCGTGAACGAGCAGATGCAGCCGCTCGAGGATTCGATCCGCATCAGCGGCGAGTCCCGAAAGCGGCTCGACGAGTTCGCGCAGCTGACACCGCGCGAGGCGCCAACCGGCCCAATCGAGTACCGATCGGCCGGCGAATGGGTGCTCGACTTCTGGCACGCCGGAATGGGCGTCGACGAGGCAAAGCGCCGCCAGCAGCTGTTCAACCGGGCCGCCGCGCATCAGACCACCGGCGACAATCCGGGCCTGCTGCCGCAGCAGATGATCGCGCCCGTGATCAACTTCGTGGACGCGTCGCGGCCGCTGACCACGGCGCTCGGACCGCGCAACCTGCCGTCGGGCGCGTGGAACCGGCCGAAGATCTCGCAGCACACCAACGTTGCTCCGCAGGCAGGCGAGAAGACGGAGCTCGTCAGCCGCAAAATGATCATCGGCATGGTGCCGGTGACGGCCACCACGTATGGCGGCTACGTGAACGTGTCGAAACAGAACATCGACTGGTCGCAGCCGGCGATCATGGATCTGGTCATCGAAGATCTGGCCGGCGTCTACGCGCAGGAGACCGAGAAGGCGCTCTGCGTGGCGATCGACGCGGCCACCACCGCCGGCCCGGTCATGCCGACCGGCCCGAGCTCCGTGGCGGAAGTCAACAAGGCGATCTGGGCCGCTGTCGGATCGGTGTACGCCGCCACGAAGGGCGCCGGCCGCGTGATCATCGCCTGCAGCCCGGATATGCTCGGCGTGCTCGGGCCGGCGTTCCCCGGCGTCAACCCGACGAACAGCATCTCAACCGGCTTCAACGCCGGCGACTTCGCGCAGGGCCAGATGGGCTCCATCAGCGGCGTGCCGGTGATCGTCAGCGCCGGCTTCGACGCCGGCACGATGATCGTGATGTCGACCGCCGCGGCCGAGGTGTACGAGGATCGGATCGGCTCGCTGCAGGTCGCCGAGCCGTCCGTGCTCGGCGTGCAGGTCGCCTACGCCGGCTACTTCGCGCCGCTCGTGATCGAGGCGTCGGCGATCATCGAGATCACGAAGACGCCATGACCGACGAACCCGAACGGCTCGACGCGCCGAATCAGCAGGTCGTGAGGCCGGACGGATCCGGCCCGGCCGACGAGGGGCAGGGCGCCGGCAAGGCCACGAAGGCGACGCGGGAAGCCGCTAAGGAGGCGGCCAAGGAGGCCGACGAGGCCGCCGACCCGAAGCCCGACCCGAAGCCTGCGACGCCGGCACGGCGCCGCTAGGAGGGCCGCGCGGTGGCATACGCGACGCTTGCAGAGCTCGCCGCAGCTCTGCGGATCACGACGCTGACGCCCGAGGTCGAGGCGCGCCTACTGGCGTGCCTCGACGCCGCCGCGGTCGAGATCGACGACGCGCTCTGCCGCACGGCAGAGGATCCAGTCGACGCCGACAATCCGCTCGTCAACCGCGTGAACCTGATGCGCGCCGTCGAGTGGTACAAGGCGAACGACGCCGCATTCGGGATTCTCGGCTCAGACGAGAACGCGATGCGCCTCCCGAAGTCGACGTTTGCCCGGCACGCGGTCACGCTGACGCCGCTGCGTACCCGTTGGGGGATCGCGTGAACGCGCTCGCAACGATCGGCGTCAGCGCCGTCCGCGCCACGCTGGCCGCCGCGCTGGCGCCGCTCGAGCCGGGCGACCCGGACGTAATCCCGTACTTCGCGGACGCCGCGGCGCCGCCGGTGATCCTGATGCAATGGGAGGATCCCTGGCTCGAGGCCGGCGCGGA